TCAAGAATTCTGATTAACTCCACCTTTATTAATCCACTCTGATATAGCTTTTTCGCTGTATCTGCGCGGATGCGTTAACACCGCATCCGGCATCCCTCGCTTTTTCATTAAGCTGTAAATTGTTGATCGGCTTTTTATTCCGAGTCTTTTCATTAATTCATTTTCAGTGATTAATTCCGGCATATTAAGCTCCTTTATTTCTCTTCTCAAAATCATCTCTACAATCTTCATCACAAAAAGCGTGTCCGTCTGGCGTTGGTTCTTTGCAAAACCTACACAGCTTATAATAAGCTGATTTGGTAGGCATTCTATTTCGTAAAATGCTTTGTATTTCTAGTTGCGCTAAATCGTTTGCATCATCTGCTATATCAGCCATTTTTAATCCTCTCGTTCCACGCTTTAATTAGTTCTTCTCTTGAGTCATAAAGTGTTGTGCCAAGTGTTGTATCTTCAAAATGTGCAATAGGGCACAATTCATTCTCTATAAAACTATGCATTAAAGTATAACTAAGCCCAGACCACGGGTCGTTCTCATAAGAATCATCATGCGGATTACCTTCAGCGTCACATACTGCTATATGAGCTTTTCCACCGCAAAACGGACACGGTAGTAGTTTATTTGTCATCCTTATTCTCCTCATCTTTAATAAGTAAAAAGCATTCCGCGATAGCTCGGCATGGGTTTTCATTCAAAGATGAAATATATTTTTTATTTGTCCGTTTTCGACATGACCATGAATTAGTTAATGGGTTAAAATCAAGGTCTAGCTTGTTATCAATCATTAGCTTAAAAACCTCTGAATAATCAAAACAATAATTCTTGCTCAATATTATTGTCTTAAAGCCCCCGTAACCACTTGATATACTTTCAACTAAAACAGCACCTTGTGTGTCGTCACATGAATATTTATATCCTAATTTCTCTGCAACTAACTTATTAACCTCAAAATCACTCAACCCACTATATTTATTTTCCATTGTTTACTCCATTTCTATACTGTTATCGCATTCATTACCCCAAACATCCCACCCTTCGAAATTATTACGAGCGAATAACTCAATACGCGGAACGTCTCCGTAAAGCATATCAAGTCTATCTCTAGCCTCTTTTGGTTTTTCGCTGTGTCTTCCAATCGGTGCATAAATCACTTGGCTAATTGACTTATTTTGACGCTCAATTCCCTTGCCCTTGATCGCTATTAAACAATCCTCTGAGTTTGTTCTAGTGTGATTACCAAGTCCGAAAAATGATATTTTTTGCAGAACCTCAATAAAAGGAAGCCGCACAACCAGGAGAAACTTAGCTAAGATACTGTCATAGTTTTTATTTAGTTTTATCCATGTGAAGCCTTTGGTTGTTTTTAGCTTAAATCCCCACGATTCGACTAGCTCAATCGCTTCTTTCGTCATGGGCCCAGTAAACCACATAAATAGAACTGCGTTATCTTCTGTGATGTTTTGGATTGGTAATTTCTTGAGGTCGTCTAGTGTCATGGCGGGGTAGTGATTATTTGTCGCTGCTCTTGTTGCTTGATTTGAATACTGCCACGGCGGATCGCAATATATCAAGCTATACTTGTTTTTCATTCATTACCTCTCACTTTATAAAACATATCCAGTGTGTATTTGAACGTTTACCGCTAATGTGCCCAATCCATGGTTTATATTCTGTTAGTTTTAATATTTCACTTACTGGTATGTCCGTCTCATTCCATTTGAAAATCAAAGTTCCGTTCTTTTTTAGCACTCTAAAACACTCTCTAAATCCATTTTTTATATCATCTTGCCAAGTGGTTTTATCTAATCTCCCGTACTTTTTTGCTAACCAGCTATTTTCCCCGACTTTAATTAAATGCGGAGGATCGAATGATACTTGATAAAATGTTTCATCATGGAAAGGTAGGCTAGTAAAGTCGCATTGAATATCCGGACTTATATCTAAAGCTCGCCCATCGCATAAAATGTGATTTTCTTTTCGGTTATCGCAAAATAAAACCCTGTTATCTTTCTTATCAAAGTAGAACATGCGAGAGCCACAACATACGTCAAGAGCTGGTTTATTTTTCATCCTCTAACCCCTTAACCCAATTTCGATAAAAGTTTATTAATACATCTTCGTTATAGAACTCATTGCGGATCACTTGCCGCATGAATTCATTAACTGCATCAACTCTGATTTCTGCTTCTGTTTTATCCCAACCTTGCATTAATTTGTCTTTTCGCTCAATTTCAACCTCTAGCATTTGGCAGCGAGCACATTCCGCATCTTTTGACTGCGGAATAGTATCTTGTATGAATTGGCTTGATACTTGTCTTTTAAATTTGTTAGTCATGATTAGCCCTTAGTTTATTTAAAAATACACATAATCTTCTGCGCACCATTACATAGCTTCTAAATATTTCGTTATTGCCAAACTTTATTGATTTTTCTGTCTCTATCTTAATAAATTCCTCGATCCCCTGAGCCTTGATTTCGCCGACTCTTAACTGTATGAATTGCTTTAAGCTATCATCGCTACAACTTAAAATATCAGTAGCGAACCCGTCTCTAATTGCTAGTGCATTCCAGTACATAGTCTCACAATGATTTTCTAATTCAGTAACCTTGCTTTGGAAGCTCTGCTCAACGTCGAAGTATTCAAGTAACTTTTTAGTATTCCAAGACTCTTCGTATTCTTCTCCCATTCTTGTAGTAATAGTTAGCTCATTTAAAATATCAATTGTATTTTCTGGGTTTGAATATGTTAATTGCTTTACTATAGAAAGCTTACCTTCTTGATAAGCATTCTCTTTCTCACTCTCAAGCGCTTTTACTTTATTAAAATAGTCATTCCCTGCTTTAAATGCTTTTTTTCGTTCAAAATCAAGGTCACTAATCCTTTTGTTAAGCCTATCAATAAGACTAAAGTCTGGCTTCTTGCCGACTGGTGGCTTCCACAATTCACCACCTTTATTTTCATAACCTAGATTCATTAAAGTGCGCTCAGCTGATTCAAGCGCTTTGATTCTATGCTCAAGCTCATTAATTACATGGTCACGAGCGGCTATGTAATTTTCGCATTCATCAAATCTAACCCAGCGGCCATCATCACTTTCATGAGCCACGCCATTAATAAAGAAGTACCGTTTAATCTCTTTCACTTAATCTCCTTACCTGAAATAGCTTTCAGTACATTTTTAAGTTGTTCATAACTTAATCTGCCAAAAGGGAACGACATTAATTTATCAATCATCTCTTGTCTTGTGACGGCTTTTCTGTCGTCTTCTGTGGTTGGCTGTATAGACGAACTAAAAGTGTCATACGGGATTTTATATCCAGTATTAATGTTAAACTTATTTCCCATCTTGGTTACTAACATGGTTTTTGTTTTTCTTTCTATTTTTTCAATTCTAAGAATCTTACCTAGACGAAAAACAGTTACAGAATCGCCAACATTTAAATTTGTTAATTTCACTTAATCACCTCTATTGACATAATCACCATGCTTGGCTTGGTAAATTGTTCGTCACTTAATATGTAAGTAACTTTTGCTTTAATATCGTTACCTGTGTATTTAATCTGCCATTCTCGCAAATGAAGGATGTCGCCAGATCGATAGTCACGATCGTTAATGCGGCACTCGAATTTTTTTACGCCGCTTTTTACTGCATTGAAATATTCGGGTAAGATTTTCAATTCATGTATAGTCATATTCATTTCCTTTAGACATAACAATGCTCACTAAGTGATCAGTGTTATTAAGTTGGGTTAATTAGTTATTGCGAGGATAATTGCTTTGCTGTGATATCTAGCTTCGTGATAACTCTTAATGTTGGTTTTAGCTCTTGTGGGTAATGAGAATAGCCGCTCTTATTGAATCTGGCATTTTCTTCTCTTGTGATTAATTGCAAGTTAGACAAATCACAGTTTTTACGGTTGCTATCATTAAAAATGATACAATGTCCTGTCGGTAGCTTTCCGTTTACTTGCTCCCATACATGGATATGTTTTAGTCTCCATGTTTTAGGGTCTTTAATCTTGACCTCGATATAACCATCCTTTGTTATGCGCTCAGAGCCAACAGGGCGGTAATTATGCGGAACCAAACCTTTTTTAAATGAAGTTTTATTAGCGCCCATATATCCAGTAACGCCTTTGTTCCAAGCAATGTTACCCTTGCTAAAATTCCAATACTTTTTATCTGTCAGCCAACCATATCGCTTGCATAAGCCGCCGATCGCTTTTGCTCCTTTATTTTCCCCAAAGGCTTCATTAAATAGCTCAGTTAATTCAATTCTCGGTAGTTTTGAGTTTTCTTTAATAAAAGCTAGTTGCTGTTCTGTATACTTCATTTCGATTCAATTCCGATAACATCTGGAACAGCATCAATAACGTGATCTGCTTTGAGCTTCGCAGCTTCTAAAACAAGTTTAGCGTTATCAACAATAGTCTTTGCCACATCATTTATTGCTTTCCCTCTTGTTACTTCCTTATCTATCTGCTCTATTGTTAAATCTTCATCAGATAATCTTTAGAGCTGTGCAAATAAATGATTGTTTAAATCAGATAGTTTATTTTTCATTTTTTAATCAATCCTATAAAGGTATTTAAATTAGTAGGTTAGGGGAGTTAAACAGAAGTTATCAACAGAAAATGTGGATTAAAAAACCGCACTAGGCGGATTGTTGTCAGTATAATGAGTTGCTAACTTCATCTTAATAAACGGGAATCTATCGACTCCCGGCGGAGGCTCTTTGTCGATTAAATTGTGCTTACATCGATATCCGCATCGACGTTCACTTTTCCAAGTTGAATCACTCATTTCTCTGTGCGATAGAATGTTTTACCGCATTTTGTGCATATTTTAGATTCCATCTTCCTGCCTCTTAATCCATTGTTTCATATATTTAATTAAACATTCTTTGCATACAATTTGCTCCGGCTGCCATTGCATAGTAGCTTCAATTTTGATGTTTATTTCTGTATTGCACTCATAACCTTGTCGATAAAATATTGTTATTTCTTTTTCAGGTTTACCGTGTAGCTGCTTGTCACAAAAATCGCATGTTACTGTCGTAGTTGTTTCTGTTTTTATTCCCATAATCACTTAACACCTTTTAGTTTAAATCCATACGCCATCACGCCAGTTTAGGTTAATCATTTTCATCAACCTTAACCAATTCAGCGGATAACTTCATCACATCACCGTTATCTAGCGGTGAAATAAAACCGTTTTTAATTGCGTCAATTGGAGAGCAGGGGGTATAAGCTATTTTTCGCAATAGATCATTATTGATTTGAGATAAAAAACTGCCATTATCGAATTCATACACTATTAAATTCTTGCAAAACATAATTATTCCTTTTTAATTTAATTCTTTGATTAGTTGCTCGTAATACTCTTGAGCCAACTCTGATTTAACTTTGATTTTTTCAATAAGTGATTCATCACGAATAAAGGATATGGTAGTTACTCTTTTTCTTAGTGGTATCGCTTCAACTAAATCAATGAGTTTTGTGCGATCTTCATATGGTGATAGCATTTCTTCTGATGCAGGGAACAGCCAAAAATCAATATCCGCTTTTTCAACATCATACAGCCACATGTAGCCTTGCACTTGAATGTCATATCCGGCTTTTTTTGCTTTAATTTCCGCCTCGTCTTTGAAAAATGGATGAGTTCCGATATCCCACGAGTTTTTTATATCAATGATTAAGCTAATTTTCTTATCTAGTATGTCGCACTCGCCAGTAATCCAATCGTTATTGATTCGGCCATCATGTTTTTGATACTTTCGAGCTCTAATTAATCCACTTGATTGAATTGCGATATCTTCGAGAAAGTTACCTTTTTCGGTATATTTGTTACCGTCAAAGTTTTCATAACTAAAGAGGTCTAGTTTTGCGACCTCTCTAACGTATGACTTAGCTGTATCTGATAACTTATTAGTTCCGTCTTTTTCTCTCGGGCCGCTCATTATTTTATGCAAACTTGAGCATCTAACTAACATAATTAACCACCTAATTGTTTAATTTGTTCTTCAGTGAATGAATAACTATTTAGTGCATCAGACAGCTCTAATTCACCAGTTAATACGTTTTCTTGTATTTGCTTAAATAGTTCATCATCAACCTGAATTAAGGTGATTGCTTGAGGCTCCGAGTCATTATCAATATAATCATAACTATCATTAGTAATATCTTTGATTACTGACTGGTCAGACATAACAGCTTTTTGCATTTCAATTGATAAAGGAGCTTGTTTAGAAAGTAGTAGTTTAGTTACTGTTTTAAGTGCCATTGCTTCGAAGTTATCTTTCCAGTTACCAAACCCCTTTTTAAATGTCTGGCTGTATTTACCTGCATGTTTAATAACATCAGCTTCACTCATATATAACTCAGCTGAAAACCCATTTATAAGCTTAAAATATGCATAATAACCAATGGGTTTTTCATCATCGCTATATTCACCATCCCAATCAAAAACAAAACCGTTAATCAAGTCCTTTTTGGCTAATTGTTTTTCATAAACAGGGATTGATACTAATCTTTCAAACTGGCCAGAACGCTGTGCCAGTTGAATAAATCCTTTATATCCAATTTGAAATTGAGCTTCAGTTACCCATTTTTCGATTTTCTTTCCATTAACTTCTTCTTTTTTCTTATTGTTATACGGAACAATATAAGCAAACCCTAAACTATTATTAATAGGAAGATTCAGTGTTGCGGCCATGCATGCAGCATTAAAAATGCTCATCGGATCAGCCTTTGCTAGCATTTCATTTGAGTTAACTATTTGCAAAACTGATGTTGTAAAGCTAGCGGCGTTTTTATGTAGCAACTCTGTTAACTTTGCCTTAACTGCTGGCTTATCAAAAAATGATTTAATGTTTGTTGATACCGCTGTACTTTGTGTTGTCATTATCTATCTCCTAAATCGATTTATCATATGAATCACCAAGCTCTGCAAGAGACATTTTTCTAAAGCCTCTTGCTTTTAAACTGTCATTCACTACTAAATCAGCTATGTCATCTATCATTGATATAACGTCGTCATCGGCGACATAACCAAGTGCGGATAACTCTTTTAATAAAGCAAGCTGGATGCGTTCAATCTCAAGCTGTTTTTCTTGCGCTTTTTCTTCTTTATCCATGTATTGACTGTATGACATAACCATAAATCACCTCTAATTCGTTGCTACGACCATCATTTGATAAATAGTGAAACAGAGCAGGCCATATACTGATACCACTCCGCAGGCATTAAAAAAGACGCTAATTGCGCCTTTCTTGTGTTTAGCTTGGTTTTTATTAGTCATATTCATTCACCTGTAAAAATGCCCTCCGAAGAGGGCTAGGGTTACCACGTCCAAACTCGCTGACTCTCATTGAAAGCCAGCTGATTTGATTGCTCAATTATCTCTAGAGCTGAGTTTTTGCGCGTTAATTTCGTTTTATAGCAGTGAGCCTTTTTAAGTAAGTACAGTCTTAAATCGTTCTAAGAAGTGTGCTGTAGTTCGTGCTATTTCATTTTGCTAGGGTTGCTAGTTAAACTAATTAACTTCGACTTTTCATTTTGTTAAAGAGCAGTCAACTTGTTTGTTGTTCCGAGTTGATGTAGCTATAATAACTAAAGTTATCGATTCGGTCAATAACTAAAGTTATCAAAATAAATAAAAAAGCTATTGAATGATTAAATTTTAACCAATTTAATTTTAAGAAGTGAATTTCCCAGGATTGATCAATAAGATATTTGTTATAATTTATCTATATGATTTTATTATAAATACATTTAACCTGTAATTTTTGTTATTTGTAATGCTTTGATTTAAAAAAGCTATTTAAACTGATCAAGATGTGAATTTTAGGCGTGAAAAAAACCGCCGAAGCGGTTAACCGTGCTTCCTAAGGAGAATTGATTATCTTTTATGTCTATATCTTCTATGTTCTATCATAGTACCAACAATTCTAATCTGTTGTTTTAATGATGTCATAATAGGGAAATCGTTATTTAAAGGAACTAGCTCAAATTGCATTCTTTCGTATTCATCATAACCAATTTCACGATATTTTTTGAAAGTAGCCTCTTCTTCTCCATTCACCGCGGCAACAAAATCACCGGGCATAGGTTTGACTGTTGGATCAATTATTATCATATCTCCTTCAACAAAATCGGGCTCCATTGATCGCCCTTTAATTTTCAAAGCAAACGAGCTTTCAGATAAATCAAGATCTGTTTGGAGATATTCAAATCCTGTTGAGTCTTCCATGCAACATGATTCGGTCCAAACCCCAGCTTGAACAAAACTAATTACTGGCACCCGGCGATTGTTGTTTAATGTTATATTCTCAACGTTAGAATCATTCTTACCACTTAAAAGCCAAGCCATGTCACATTCTAAAGCTACCGATATTTCATATAAATATTTAGATGGATTTGCAGCACCGTTTTCGATTTGCTCATAAAGCTCTTTAGTGCTACCTATTTTTTGAGATAGCTGCTCTTGAGTTAGCTCTAATTTTTCTCGCCTTAACTTAATTCTCTGCGCTAGATTTAATTTATTTCTGTCTTGGCTTTTTGTATCAGATTTACCGGTTGAAAGCCAGTTAATATCAACATTTAAGGCCTTTGAAAGCTCGGCTATTTTTCTGAAACTCTTTGTTTCTCCTGAAACTAATTTCTTTATAGCTGGCTGGCTAACTTTTACTAAATCGGCCAACTGGTGCTGAGATAGCCCAGATTTTTTAAAGGCTTCGTTAAAACGTTCAGTAAATGTACTCATGTTTCCCCCATAAATATTTTATTGATTATATAACTTTAGTTATAAATGTAAAAAAACATAAGTTATCATTTTCTTGACTATGCCAATAACTTTAGTTATCATTTAGAGGTGTTTTAATAACTAAGTGATTTATATATGAGCATTTTACAAGAGGCGATTAAAAGAACCGGGAGCCAAAGAGCTTTTGCAAAAATATGCGGAGTCAGCCAACCAGCAGTTAGTAATTGGCTTAAAGGTAAATCAAAAATTGGTGAAGATAAAGCGATGCTGGTGGAAATAGCTTTGGATGGAGAAATAACCTGCGAAGAACTTCGCCCAGATGTCAACTGGTCAGTTTTGCGCAATAAAAAAGCCACTAAACGCAATTAGTGGCGGTATGTATTAACTACTTAAGGAAATAATACACATGAAAAAGAATAAAACAAATTACACAGCATGTCAACGGGCAGATAAACCCGACGAGTTGGCCATGATCGCATTAAAAAACAAACCATTTGCAAAGCGATTTGTTGAAGAGTTTAAAAAAGCAAAAGGGGGCGATCATGTCCGTAGCTGAAGTAATAAAATTTCAACCCAAAGAGGTTCGGATGGCTGATTTAGATGATGGCTATACTCGTATTGCTAATGAGTTATTAGAAAAAATAATATCATCACAATTAACCTCAAGACAGCTGAATGTCTTACTTGCAATCGCCCGGAAAACTTATGGATATAACAAAAAAACTGACTGGATCGGGAATAAGCAATTATCCGCATTAACTGGGTATGCAGAAACAAGATGCTCAACAATAAAGAATGAGTTAATCAACATGCGTATTGTAATTTCAAACGGTAGAGCTTGCGGGATTAACAAGAATTTAACCGAGTGGAATATTAACGTTACCCATTTAGGTAAAACATTTACCAAAACGAGTAAGAAAACCTTTACTAAAACGGTAAATAGCTCTTTACCAAAAGAGGTAAACACAAAAGACAATATTACAAAAGAAAAAAGAAATACCCCTATATCCCCTAAAGGGGGAAAAGTTAGCGATGAAATTCTTGAATTAGAAAATCAAGCTAAATCGCTGATTGAATATTACAACACTACGAGAACCGCTCATTGTAAAAATCACGATCCTTTCTTGAAAGCATTAAAAAAATACAGTTTTGATGATGTAAGAATGGTAATTGATTGGTTTGCCGAAACTGGGAAACAAAATGCAAAGCCAGAGAATATCTGCCGAATGACTAGATTTGACGGTTATTTGTCTGACGCTATTAAATTTAAACAGTCACAAAAAACATACACTCAAATACTTGATAAATTCAATTTAATTTGTGGTGAGAAGCTAGGCCGCGTAGATGACTTAACTGTAGACCGGATACATAAAATAGATAAGTTAATCATTGAACTAACAAAAAAAACAGACAGACCGCTTGATGCTATTGAAGCTTACTTTGAAACGCTAATAGAAATATCTACCGATCTGGATATTAAAAACCCAGCGACGAATTGGGAAATGACTTTTGATTACGTGTTGTCGGTTACGTGCTTAGTGAAAACTAGAGAAAAATACAACAGAATCAATGGTGGCCAACAATGAGTGTACAGCAATTAGAAGGCTCTGTGATCGGTGGATTGCTGCTCAACGGAGCAAATCAAAATTCATTTGATGTTTTAAATATCGTTAATGAAAGCATGTTCACTGTGGGGTTATACCGAAACTTATTCAAAGAAATTAAACAACAAGCTTTATCAAAAAATATTATTGATCCCGTTATTTTGAGTGGGAAGTTAACGGGACAGGATTCGGCGAACATGTTTGAATCAATGAAAATGTGTCACAGCCCGGCAAATATCATTGGCTACGCTCGCATGATGAAAGAAGACTATCAAGCAAGAAAAATAAGCCAGCTGATAAAAAAAGCAAATAACGACATTAATTCATCAGCTAATGCGGATATTACAAAAGATATCGTCAAAGACTTAATAAAAGAATTTGAGATGATCAACACGAGTTCAGAAGAGTTAGAGCCAATTCACATTAACGATGTTCTCGGCTCAATGTTTGAAACTCTTGAAAACCGAATGAACGGTATAGAAAAAGTGATTAATTTCTCCATTCCAGATCTTGATAAAAAAATCGGCGGGCTAGAGCCTAGCGACTACATAATTTTAGCTGCTAGACCTTCGATGGGTAAAACTGAATTAGCGCTTGAAGCGATAAAACAAATGGCAATGAAAGGGCATGGTGTTTTAGTTTTCTCACTTGAAATGTCAGCTAGTCAACTGGCACAAAGACAAGTTGCATCAACAGGGAATATCGCTTCCGGTAAATTTAGAAATCCCGCTGACCTTGAAGAATCCGACTGGGGGAAAATTAGCGCTGGAATCGGACAGATGATGAACTTACCGATCTGGATGGTAGATATCAGCGACCTAACTATTGAAAAAATTAGAAATGTAGCGCGAAGGCATAAGCAAAAACATCCTGAATTAGCAGCAATATTTATCGATTATTTAGGATTAATCAAACTGCCAAAAGCTGAGCGAAATGATATCGCCGTGGGGATTGTATCAAGTGAAATTAAATCTATGGCGAAAGAGCTTAAAACACCTGTGATTGCACTTAGTCAGTTGTCAAGAAAGGTAGAGGAACGCCCAAACAAAAGGCCAATGAATAGTGACTTGAGGAACTCCGGTGACATTGAGCAAGACGCGGACTTAACAATTTTTATCTATCGCGACGAGTACTACAACAAAGAGAATTCAACGCAAAAAGGGATCGCCGAATTAATTATCGGTAAAGCTCGAAATGGCGAAACTGGGACTGTGTACATGGAATTTAGAAACGGGCATTTTTATAACACGGATCAGGCTAGAGCAAGCGAAATAGCAAACAGTAAATCGGTAAATCAGAATGCAAAAAAAGCAGTATTTTAACCACTGCCAACTAGCTCACTCTGATCCAGAGCTAGAACAAAAATATCTATATGCACATAGCATCAGATACAGATTAAAAAACGGTTTAGCTACACAGTTCGAGATTAAGGCAGAGCTAAACAAGCGTAGCGATAAAGAAGAAATTAGGCAGATATTAGAGGAGTTGATGGGTGAAAGAACTAGATAAGTACGCGTTCAGATTGTTGGCTTTTTGGTCTCTAGTTAGTTTTAGTTTTTGGGCTTTGGTTATTTGGGCAATAGTGGGGTGAGTATGATTGATTCAATATTTTGGTGGATTGGTGCGGTGGTTGTTTTTACTGCTTCATTTTGTGTGATTTTATTTATTGTCGGCTTTACTGTTCAAGCTACGCTTAATTATTTTTGGCAAAAAATACTTAGAACAAAAGGAATGATTGATCTTCAAATAGCTTGGAAATTTTACGAAAAGCATAAGGATTCAATCAATGACTAGAGCAAAAAGCGAATTAGTTGAATATAAAAAAGACCGAGAAAACGGCAGCAGAATATGGGTTTACGAGTTATCCCACAGCAATAAAGAAACCACATTACGTCAGGATTTTATAATTAATCTTGATAAATTTGGGAGATTTAAACTAGATGTTAAGTTTGATGATTTTCCAGAGCTTTCAACTAAAAAAGAAAATGCTAAAAAAATGGCTGACTGGTTAATGAGGTTAAGTTTGGCAATCCGAAGCGGAGTTAAAGAAGGGGTATTCAATGACTAAATTAACACCACTAAATATCAAAATTGAGCAATTGGCTTTTGAGTTCAGCCTTGAGGAAAAAATTGCGCTTGAATTTGGTGATAAAGCAAACGAAGCAAAGGCTGTGTTATTCAGAAAAACAAAAAAAGGTTTATATGTTGAAAAAGAAGTTAAAAAACTATTTAGGGCATGGCTTAAAAAAATTGAATTGGCTAGGAGTAATGATGACTAAGCCAACACTAGATGATTTTCTCAAAAACCAAAATCAGTCCATGAGGGATGGTTATTATCCTGACTTTATGAGTTGTCTGTCATTAAAAGCATCAAGCTTTAGTTTTAAAGAATTTAGAAATATTAAAGATGAGTTTTTTTGGATTTTAAATCAAGAAGCTTATATGTTCCCTATTTACTTTCTAGTTTTACTGTTTTATGCGATCGCAGTGGTTACAACGCCGTTCCTTTTCCCGGTTAATGCCTTCATTTACTGGATGAGAACTAAAGGAGCATATAGACGCTATCACGAACGCATGAAAAATAAACCAAAGTTAATGATTAACGGAGTTGAACAATGATTATAATTAACCAAAAAAGAAAAAGAAAAAGGCGGCGAGTGATTAGTGAACAAGTTAAAAATCCGAAGCACTATCAAATAATTGACGGCTTTGAATCCATAGATGTTATCGCTTGCAGTATGACAGAAGAGCAGTTTAAAGGGTTTTGCTTGGGTAATATTTTAAAGTATCGAATTAGAGCAGGAAACAAAGATGCTCTAGAGCAAGATATTGCAAAAGCTAATGAGTACAAGTCTATCTTTGAAAGTAAAAAGCATTTGTGTAGGGGTTAACAATGGAAGATATTTGCTTACACGAATCAAACATTAAAAGCGTATTTAAAACTTTATCTGAGCTCGTTTTAAGCGGCAAGCGATATCGAATTATCATCAAGGTTTGGAAAGATAAGCGCAGCATTGATCAGAACTCGTTATCACACATGTGGTATGCGGACATCGCTAAACAAGGCAATGAGCGAATAGGAAAAAATGAGTTTGATATCGACAACGTAAAAAAGGACTTAAAAAAGGCGTTCTTAGGCTATGAGGTTGTTAGTTATACCGATGTTGTGACAGGTGAAGAAAGACGCGTTAAACGCTTAAAAAAGACCTCAGAATTAGATACCGGAGATATGCACATATATTTACAAAGAATTGAAACATGGGCTTATCAAAACGGATTTGAATTAAGAATACCAAACGATTGTGAATATCGAAAACTACAAGATGAGCAGGTGAAATGATGAAAGCGTTAATTTTTTCAATATTTATAATTTTATTTATTACAAGTGGTTTCGTGTTTTTTGCGTACGTTGGTTGCGGCGGTGATTTTTTTAACATAAATGTTGGATTCATCGGGGGAATATCATTTCTGTGTAGTTTGGCTCTTTCCCCTCTGATTTTTGACTTTTATAAAGATAATTTGGAGTAGTTAATGCTTAAATCTCGCAATGTAACTAAAGAGCAAGAACAATTTCATGATGATATTTGCCAGCATGTCGGCTGTTTAGCTTGTTGGCTTGAGGGGCGATTTAATGATTATGTCAGTGTTCATCATATCGACGGCAGAACCAAGCCAGATGCGCATTGGTTGGTTTTAGCGCCATGTGGCAATCATCATCAAATAGGCAGTGGGTGCGAAGCTATACATAAAAATAAGGCTAGATTTGTTAAGCAATATGGCACAGAAATGGAGCTATACAAAATGCAAGTGGAAATATTATTAGATAAAAAAATTCACGTTCCTGAGCGAGTGTTAAGTTTATCGGGGTTTAAAGCATGATTAAGTTAACTTTACCTTATCCGCCAACTGTAAATCATTATTGGGGAGCAGTCGGAAATCGCCGCTATATTAAACCTCAAGGCATTCAATTTAGAAATGAAGTAACCGGTATTGTTTTGCAAAATAAAGCCAATAAAAAGCTATCAGAACGGATTAGGGTTGATATTAACGCGTACATGCCGGATAGACGTAAACGTGACTTAGATAATATTAATAAAGCTATCTTTGACGCTTTAACTCATAGCGGTGTAATTATCGATGACGACCAAATAGATATATTACACAGTGAACGGAAAGAAGTATTAAAAGGCGGAAAGATTGAAATAATTATTAGTGAAATCGCAAGGGGTGATCAATGTTAGTTAATGAATATGTAGAAGTTAAAGCAATGAGTACAAAGCAGATTGCCAATTTAATCAATCTTGTTGAAAAAGAACGCAAGCAAGCTGAAGAGACTAAGCGTGAGCAGTTGGTTGATGAAGCAAAGCGAATGCTAAAGGCTTGGGGTGCTGTTAACTCATATTCAAGTCGATGCGGTTATAAAAACATTAGCTCTATGTTTAGCGCGTTATATCCTCGCTGTGACAAGATAGTGATCGAGAATGAAATCGAATTTGTCGAGGTTTCGTTATTGTCTCTTAAAAACTCAAATGATAAGAAAAAACAAGAACAATACAAAGTTGCAGAGCTTTACTACAAAGGCTTTGATGTGGTTGATTATGGCTGTGACTGGAGCGAGAGGTTAACAGCTTGCGATATTGCGACAGAATTAAGCATTAGCCGGAGGACGGTTTTTAATCGCCTAAATGAGCTGCATAGTTTTATTGTGAGCAATATCTCAAATTTCAACATTATTTAGAAAAATAGCAGCAAATTTAGTAATAAGTTTAACTTTTTATCGCTAAAGTGTTGCATTTGCACTCTAAATATACTACACTATTTATGTTGTATAGTTACGTTTAAAGTTATTATTTATCTCTTAAAGCCAAACGGTTTTTTTGCTATTTAATATCTTTTGCCTAGGTGGTTGATTTTCTTTCGTTGGGGAACGTACGAAATCAACCGCCATAACCTACCAATTAACTATCAACAAATAATTTATAAGCCTGACTTAACCGTCGGGCTTTTTTATTTAAAGTGTGAAAATAATTATTGACATGCGGACGTTAGTCCGCTATTATATCTCTCATAGACAGCAAATTGGTTGCAGTCGAAATCTAGGAGATTAAATATGAACGCATCAACAGCATTAGAAAAATTATTGGCAGCAGGCGGCAAGGTTTGGGAAAAAGGCGATATGAAACGCATTTACTTAAACATGGACTTGGTTAAAGCGCTAGATTCAAATATTAATTTCAATGACAAAAAACACAAATTATATTTTGACTTAAATACTAACCGCTTTGATGGTTCATCTAAATGTCTTGTTTCCTCTTTAAATAAAGAAATAGATTAATAAATCCGGCGCGCTCTGAGTGCGCCAACCTCTAGGAGAGAAAAATGTTAAGTTCAGAACTAAAATTTTATGGCGAAATGTTGTTCGGTGGATCATGGCAAGCTCAACTTGCTGAATACTTGAGAGTTGATCGCCGCAGGGTGACGGACTGGCTATCACGTGGGAATGTTCCTAATTTTGTAGATAATGAACTCGACGATCTAATGAAGCGTAGATTATTCGAGATTCAATCTGCGGTTAATATTAAAAATGGTGATTCTGATTTTTATGAGCAAATGAGTCTAGTTTGCGGCGAAACTCATTATCTACCGCGACGCATACACAAAGAACAAATTAAAACATTTTTATGCAGTTTAAAATGGTCAGTAATAAAAATCATAAACAGCGAAATAAAAAACAATCAAATATCTATTGATGAAGCGATACAAATTGCAGAAGATGAGTTTTTATCAAGTAATGACATAGCTAGTGCGATTGAAGCTAAAGAAATAGCGCTAATCGATATTGATATTGATGAGGTAAAAGAGCTAAGAGCTGATGCTCTCGTTGATTTAAAATATCAAATAGAAAGCTTTTTTGATAAATAATAGAATAATAAAGAATAAGCCGCTTAATTGCGGTTTTTTTATATCCAAAATTTGAGTAAGTTGGTAACTCTAATAAAACTAAAACTAAATCTAAATACTCGACTTACTCAATTCAAATCGGCGGCAACACTAGACACACTCACATCAAGCACAATGCTATTAGCTAGTACGCCGCCACTCATTAACCAACCGCTTCCAGTAGGAGGCATGTATGAAGACATTAAATATGGATAAATTCACATCGCCTCTGTCTTATTTCTGGGGTGTTATTTGCACGTTAATTGGAGCGCTTAGCTTGAACGATATAGCTATTGTTATTGGGATAATCTTATCTATCGCTACATTTTGTATTAACTGGGCTTATAAGCGTCGCGACTTTCAGCATAAAAAGACATTAAGAGAAGAGCACTATGCGAAACTTAACAAAGATAGCAACAACTGCGATTTGTAGTGTTTCAGCGATCATTGGTATTGTGTTGACTGATTACAATGATGACATCCGCACCAGCAAACAAGGACTTGAGATTATCGGCAATGCTGAAAGCTGCCGTAACCAACCTTATTATTGCCCGGCGAATATTTTAACTGTTGGCATTGGCTCAACAACTGGAACCATTGAACAGCGGGCCTATTCTGACGAGGAAATTGCGGCGCGTTGGGTGACTGATATCAAACACGCCGAGCAATGTGTGAATCAATACGCAAGCGGAGCTAAGTTACCGCAATCAGTGTTTGATGCAACCGTATCAATCACTTTCAATGTTGGCTGTTCTAAGATGAAAACATCAACGATGTATCGTTACCTGAATAATGGGACTTATCCATCCGCCTGCGATGAATTGCCAAGATGGAATAAATCGGCGGGTAAAGTGTTAAACGGCCTAGTTATCAGACGAGAAAAAGAGCGTGAATTATGTCTACTCGATTTAAATTTATCTTAGTGATAGCAATCATCGCAGTATTTGGCTTGCTTGTTACTATCTTAGTTGATATCAAAAACACCTATGTAGAACTCGGCTCGGTTAAAACCGAGTTAGTGCAAGTTAAGTCTGAGTTTAGTCAATATCAAACCTTAGTGCAGAAAGTGAATGAGATTGATCACAAATTTACGCAGGAGCTAACCGATGCAAAATCTGAAAATGATAAGCAGTATAATAACGTTATCAATAATATTGCCAGCTTGCAGCTCAACAATAGTAAGCCAAACCAAACCGGCTCCGCCGGCATGGATGATGCAAACGCCTGCGAACTCACTGGAGAAGCTCGACAAAATTATTATCTACTCCGAGATGACATCATCACAAAAGACAACCAAGTCTTAGGGTTGCAATCATATATAAAAAACGTTTGCTTAGTTGAGCAATAAGAGAGATTAATAAATGAAAGATGAATTTGACGACTTAATTAACGATGGCTGGAATGGTAATTAATGGTATAATAAATCATCTAAATAAGAGGTGATTATGCTATTAATTGAAAGAGTGGAAGATTATTTCGATGACTATGAAAGATTGGTTTCTGGATTTTATTTTAGTGAAATAAATGTCAGTGACAATGAATATTACTTAGATTTCATAAAGCAGGACTCTAAAAATAAATTAGAAAATTATAGTCCACTATCTTCATCTAGCACATTCAATATCACTGAGTCTTTAATTAACATATTTCACGCTAGAAGATATGAATTTCGTTTCAATAATAGAATGGTGCCATACTTTGCCGACCAAAAAATAGACTTTGATGATTACTGGAATTCAGAATTTACCCAAGCCCTTCTTAAATGTATCAAATTATATTTAAATGGTGAGAATGTTTCTGGCTGTCATGAGTATCAAGTTAACACTGAGTATAAAGATAAGAAAAGAGTCTCAGCAAGAGTTATAAAAATCACAGTGATCAAATAATTATTCATTTTTATTGCATAAAATATAAAAATTACCGCGAAGATATAAAATAAATCTGCATAACTATTCAATAACCGCTTAATTGCGGTTTTTTTACGTCTAAATTCAGCCACCTTCGGGTGGTTTTTTAATGCCTGTCGTACGGCAATTATCAACCAAGAGCTTTACAGAATGAGTCTAAGAGAATGACAGTTAATGTCTAACTCTTGGGGCTGTCTATTCTGTGCGAACTTAGGCTCATTCTATAGAGAGACATCAATATGAATATTTCAATCTTAAATACAAAAATTAATCAAGATAAAAAAGGCTTATTTTGCATTAATGATATCCATAAAGCATCGGGAGGCGAAAATAAGCATAAACCTAGTTATTGGCTTTCAAACCAACAAACAAAGGAACTTATTGATGAAATTATAAGCGATGGCGGAATTCCGACTTCGGTTGTTAAAGGTGGAGTGAAACAAGGTACTTACGTTTGCAAAGAATTGGTGTATGCGTACGCAATGTGGATTAATGCTAAATTCCATCTACATGTAATTAGAACCTTTGATAAGAGTGTGCAAGAAGATTATCAACGAAAAGCAACCCGTGAATTAGCAAGAGCAGAATACCGACCCATGACTGATGCCCTTAAGTATGAATTGAAATCTAATGGGAAAGAGCCAAAACCGTATGATTTTAGCAATGAAGCAAACCTCATTAACCGATTGGCTTTGGGAATGACAGCTTCAAAATTTAAAGACATTCATGATATAGGTAAAAACGAACCAATTCGTGATCATCTAACACCATGTCAAATTAAATGCATTACTGACTTACAAAGGGCCAATACAGCATTTATTCAACTTGGTATGAATTATGAAGAGCGCAAAACCAAATTAATGGAAATGTTCAAACGTAATCATATCATCCCATTATTTGAGGAACAGCAGTTATTAGCAGCATAAGGAATAAATATGGCAAAGCTCACCGCAAAACAAGAGCTGTTTTGTCGTGAGTACTTAATTGATCTCAACGCGACACAAGCAGCTATTAAAGCAGGATACAAAAAAAACAGTGCAGAAGTAACAGGATCAAAGCTGCTAAGAAATGCTAAGGTTAAAAACTTTATTCAGGAGTTAATGGGTGAACGCAACGAACGCAACAAGATTGATGCTGATTACGTCTTAAAGCGGCTAACTGAGATTGATCAGATGGATGTAGTAGATATTCTTAATGATAGCGGCGATTTGCTTCCTATTCGAGAATGGCCAAAAGTATGGCGAACCACATTGTCAGGATTAGATATCGCTATTATTGGTAGCGGAGATACTGAAGCCATTATGAAAAAAATCAAATGGCCTGATAAAGTCAAAAACCTTGAATTGCTTGGTAAGCATATTGATGTGCAGGCGTTTAAAGAGCAAAGAGAGACTGATTTAAACATTGGAATTGTAGATAAACCTCTTAGTGAGATTTTCAAGAATGGCTAATCCTTACTTTGAACCATTTATAAATAGCGCGCCTTACAAGGTTGCTTATGGTGGGCGAGGTAGTGGGAAATCATATTTCTTTGCTGAGTTAGCTATTGAAGTAGCAAGACGAACAAGGACTGTTATTTTATGCACACGTGAGTTTCAAGGATCAATTAGCGACTCAGTACATAAGCTACTAACCGAAACTATTAATAGACTTGGTTACGACAAAGAGTTTGAAATACAGAAGAATACAATAATACACCTTGGCAGTAAAACAACATTTGTTTTTGCTGGTGTTAAAAATAATATCACCAAAATTAAATCAATCCAAGGCGTTGGAATATGTTGGGTTGAGGAAGCGGAAGCGGTAACAAAAGATTCGTGGGATGTGTTATTGCCGTCAATTCGTGGCGACAAAAACTCAGAGATATGGGTTAGCTTTAACCCTAAAAATATACTTGATGACACGTATCAAAGATTTGTTATATCTCCTCCAAGTAATTCCATTGTGCTAAAAGCAAATTACGACGTTAATCCTTATTTCTATGAGTCACCATTGCCGGCTCAAATGGAAGAGTGCAAAGAAAAAGACTTCGAATTATATCGTCATATCTGGTTAGGTGAGCCAGTCGCTGATAGCTCAAAAGCATTTATTAAGCCTATGTGGCTTGAAGCTTGCATTGATTCACATATTAAACTTGGATTTGAACCAGAAGGAATTAGGCGCGTAGGATTCGACGTTGCAGACGATGGCGACGATAAAAACGCGCTAGTGATGCGACACGGGGCAATAGCCTTAGATTGTGACGAATGGAAAGGCGAGGATGTTATTTATTCAGCTGACCGGGTTGCTGACTATTTTAAACGTAACAAATGCGACGATATTATATTTGACTCGATCGGGGTTGGTGCTGGTGTAAAAGCGAGATATAACCGAACCGACGGAATAAAAGCAACCGGCTTTAATGCTGGCGGGGCTGTTTTCAAGCCTGACGCTGAATACGTGAAAGGGAAAAAGAACAAAGATATGTTTTCAAACATCAAGGCTCAAGCTTGGCAATCTGTTGCAGATAAATGTTACAACACATGGCGAGCTGTTAAGCACGGTGATAAATTCAATCCAGATCAATTAATTAGCATATCCAGCAAGATGAAAGATAAAGATTATCTCATTGCTGAACTATCAAGACCACAAGTTGACTATGACGGCAATGGCCGTGTTAAAGTTGAATCAAAGAAAGATATGAAGAAGCGCGGAATCCCAAGCCCGAACAAAGCCGATGCTTTCATTATGGCGTTTGCTGATGTCATGCCTAGACCAATGTCAATCAATCCAAATATATTTAATTATCTATAGGTGCTAAATGTCAAAGAAGAAAAAGCGATTAAATTCGAGAGTTACTCCTGCGCCAAAAACAGATAGCACTAAAAAAAACAATAACACTGATATTTTTAGAATAGCTGTTGAGCAGTTAATTAACGAACAACAAAATAAAATAAGTGTTAGTGAAATAATCAAGCCATACCGACCACCGAGTTACGTTGTGCCAGAGGGCGGAGAAAAGCATAGCCACCAACTAGCAAACGATGGCGCTTACACTAATATGCAATATGTTATTGATGGCGCTATAGGTTATAACGGCGTTGTTTTTAAAGGATATCCTCATTACGCGCAGCTTTATAACATGCCGGAGTTTCGCAAGATCATAGAGGTGATGTCTACCGAAATGACGCGCAAATGGATTGAGCTTAAATATACGGGTGATGATGAAGAAGTTAAGGATGATATATCCGAAAAAATTAACAAGATTAAGAAAGAGTTATCAAGACTAAATGTTCAAACTCGATTCGGTGAACTGATAGCGCATAACTTCATCTATGGCCGCGGACAGCTTTATATTAATTTAAAGATGCCAAAAGGAACTGGCTTAGTTCTTGATGACCCCATGGAATTAAAAGCGGCGCTATCGCTCAGTAAAACTAAAATACCTGAAGACGGGATCGTCTCACTAAACTTAATTGAACCAATCCAAACTACTGCGGCGGCATTAAATACAATCGACCCGTTAAAGGAAGATTATTACCAACCAACAACATGGTATGTTGCAGGTAAAGAAGTTCATAAGGATAGATTAATTACTTTAATCACCAATGAAGTGGCCACATTCTTAAAACCAGCGTTTAACTACGGCGGCCTATCTTTACTTCAATTGGTTGAGCCAACTGTAAACAACTGGCTAACCGTTAGAGATAGCGGAAAAGACTTAGTCAAGGGTAGTAATGTTTTCGCGCTTAAAACAGATATGCAAACTTTGCTTGCATCTGGTGATTGCAGTCCTGATGATTTAGTTAGAGCCGCCACTGATTTAAATTACCGCGCTAAGCTCTTCACGAAAATAAAAAGCACAAACGGCGTTATGTTGCTTGATTATGAAAAAGAAGAGCTAAGTAATATCAACGTCTCTATGGCCGGCATTGCTGAAATGATAACTAAGTATCAGGAGCAGCCAAGCCAAGTTACGGGCATCCCGGTAGTTAAATTAACCGGGAACACTCCGAGTGGGTTAAATGCATCTAGTGAGGGTGAGATTCAAGTCTTTTACGACATGATAGCAGCGCTTAAAGAAGCTTATATCAGAGAGCCTTTGCAATATATCATCAACATCGTTCAAATTTCTTTGTTCGGGGTGGTAGATGACAGTATCACGTTTGACTTTATACCGATGCAAGAGCTTACAGAGAAAGAGAAAGCAGAGATTGAGGCGATTGAGACGGCTACATTAGGCGAATTGGTCGATAGGGGTGTTGTTGCTGACACTGAGGCTAGAACAATCCTAAAAAATAACGGTAATCCTGCTTACGCTAGCTTAGAGGATATCGAGAGGGAGGAGGATGAAAAAGAACCTGAAAACCCTGAAGATAAATTCGATTAGACCATCATCAATTATTGAAGCAAATTATCACAAGAAGCTAGCTAAACTCGTAAAAATCACTCAAACCGACATCAACGCACTAATCAAAGACTACACAGAAGCCAAAAGTAATCCTTATTACGTCAATCTCATTGCAGATCGGTTTCGTGAATCAATTGATAAGTGGGGCGATAGGTTTTTACATGAGGCAAATGAGATAGCAACTGGCTTCACTGATGAATCATTGAATATGGTTGATCGCAGACTAAGTCGTGATTTCAAAAATGCTGACCTGACAATCAAGTTCCAAATGACAGAGAAGATGCAAGCAAAAATTCAAAGCAAGATAGCTGAGAATGTAGGGCTTATCCGCAGCATACCAAGTAAATACCTTGAAGAAGTGCAAGGCGCTGTAATGCGCTGTATTGAACGAGGTAATGACTTAAAAACACTCACTGAAATACTTGAATATCGATTTGGCGTGGCAAGTCGTCGAGCTAAGAATATTGCAAAGGACCAAGCTAACAAAGCAACGGTAGCATTTAATCGTCAGCGTCAGTTAGATGTAGGCATTAAAAAAGGCATATGGGTTCATAGTGGATTAGGTAAAGACAAACGCCAAAGTCACGTTAAGGCTGGCCGCGATAAATTGGTATTTGATTTAGAAAAAGGGGCTTACATAGATGGTGAATACATTTTGCCCGGTGAGCTAGTTAATTGCCACTGCACATGGCGAGCTTATCTTGGTGATTTTTAATGGATTATTAATATGGAAAATGGAAAAGGAATATTAAGCAAAATAAAAGAGTTATTAGCTAATGATTCAGCAAGAGTTAAGGATGTAAACGGATATCTAAACGTTGCTAATTGCAACATCTCAAAAGCAGCAGTAAACCCATACTACGGTAGAGACATTCCAAACTGGCAAGAGCTTGGATTACTGCCAGGCAAAGTATACATGATGTTTCGCGATCCTGACGAGCTAGCAAGGTCAGCATCAACATTCAATGGCAAGCCTTTACTTCGCGGACATCACGATATACACGCGGGAGACATACCAAAAGAAATGATCATAGGCTCGACGGGCACTGATTGTCACTTTGAATATCCATTTCTCGTTGTATCAACCGCCGTATGGGATGAACAAGACATAGTATTGATTGAAGATAACAAGGTTAAAGAACTTTCTAGTAGTTACTTTTATCGAGCAGATATGACTAGCGGAGAGTTCGAAGGGGTTCATTACGACGGAATCATGCGCGACATTGTGGGTAATCACGTCGCAGTCGTAGAACAAGGGCGTGCAGGCTCACAAGTAGCGGTCGCAGATAGCGATCTGGATATTTCAACAGAGGAACTAAAAAACATGAAGTTAAGCGAATTTAAAAAACTATTCGGTTCTTTATTAGCAAATGACGCTAAAGACGAAGATATCGAAAATGCGCTAAAGAAAGCTGATGATGAGGACGATAAAAAGGAATCAGATAAAGGCAAAGATAACGAAGATAAAAAAGCAGACGATGAAGATAAGAAAGCTTGTGACGAGTCAGAAGATGACAAAGACGCTAAGTATGATGATCGCATCGAAAAACTTAAAAAAGAGTTAGCTGATAAGCAAGCTGAACTTGACGACTACAAAGAAAAAGCCAAAGGCGCTGAAGATAAAGCAAAAGACGAAGAAGGCAAAAAAGCAAACGATGCCGCCATGATTCGCAAGCAAGTGATTGCTGAAATGCAAGGCGTCTCTAAAGCTCAATCAGCTGTACGGCCTTTCGTTGGCGAGCTTGCTATGGATAATGCGGGTGATATCTACAAAGCAGGATTAAAACACTTTGGCGTTGATGTATCTACGTTACCAGTATCGGCATATCAAGCAACGTTTGAAGCCGTATCTAAGGCGAATAAAGCAGCAAAAGCCAACGATAGCGCAATTCAAACTAGCAACTCATTAGCTCAAGCTATGAACTTAAAACATATCTAAGGACTAAATAATGGCAGATTTACAACAAAATGTAGGGATGTACCCAGCAACGGCTGTTCAAGGTGATTTCGCATCGGCTAACCCACGAGCTACGGCGATTAGTAATAATGGTGGTTTTGTTTCAGATGGAACGGTTATTGTCGGCGGGTTCTGCTGGGCTACAGATAGAATCGTTAGCAATAAAGGCACAGGTACGCCAACTGGATTTGTTGCACACACAGGAAACTTTTCTTACATCGGAAGTTTTTCAAGCTCAACTATGACTATCAGTAAAGGTGTTGAAACTACGGTGCATGTTGCTGGTGATTTTTATGCCACCTCTACCAATGCAGCAACCAAAGGTCAAAAAGTTTTTACATCAACTACTGATGGCTCAATCTTGGCTGGTGATGCTGGCGCGGAAGTTGCGGGAGCTGTAGAAACTAACTTTAAATTTGTTAAAGATGCGGCAGCCGGAGAGCTTGCTATCATTTCAACTTACTAAGGACTAAATATAATGGATTTTGAAAAATTATTACAACAAGCATCTGCGCAAGAATTAGCTAATGCGGGTATTGCTGTGATGGGCGGACGTCCTGCTTTTCGTAGTGATACCGCTCGACTAGCTAATGATGCCGCTTTGATTGGTCAGGCTAGTGTAGGTATTCCTGATTTTCTAGCTTTATACATTGATCCACAATCGATTAAAGCATTGTTTACTCCTATGCGTGGTGAACAGACATTTGGCGCTTTCCAATACGGAAACTGGACAACAAAGCAATATCAAGGACGCTTTGAAGAGCCAACCGGTAACTATGGTGCTTATGGCGACTTTAGCGAAAATGGCACGACTGGCGCTAACTATAACTGGTTCTATCGTCAATCATTTGAAGCTCAGACCTTTGTTGAGTTTGGTGATCGTGATGTTGAGTCATACGCGTTAGCTAATATCGATCGCGTTGGCGATTTGAAATATGCCGCATTTTTAACGCTTGAAAAATTCCGCAATGCATCTTATTACTACGGTGTTGATGGGCTTCAAACTTATGGTTTATTCAATGACCCTAACTTAAATCCAACCATTTCACCAAACACTAAAGCAGGTGGCGGGACAACATGGACGAATGCGACAAATATCGAAATTTATAATGATTTCCTAAAATTATTTGAAGATGCACAGAATCATGCTGGTGGTAACATCGAAATTACTGATAAAGTAAAAGTGACACTTTCACCAGTTCGTTATACTCGTTTATTGGCGACAGATGCTTATGTGGGGTCTAAATCAGCATTAGAACTGATTAAAGGTGCATTTACTAACCTAGAAATCGTTCAAGCTCCAGAGTTATCTACCGATGCAGGTGAACAGCTAACAATGGTGTTTGATTCTGTCGATGGTCGTCCGGTATGTGCTGCTGGCTTCACTGAGAAGTTACGCTCACACCGTCTGATCCCCGCTTCATCTTCTTACAAACAAAAAATCTCTGCAGGTACATGGGGATTAATTGTTAAGCAGCCAGTTGGTCTTGCTTCAATGCTAGGCATTTAATTTAGTTACGTTTCATTTTATGGGGCTATATGCCCCTTTTTTATTAAGGGTTAAAAATGGCAAATATTATTGTATGCAGTCGATTTCCTCAAAACTTAAAGTTAGAAGTATTAATTAATGGCGAATTAAAGTCTTTTGTAATCAATGGCTCTAAAACTGATTTAACAGCAAATCAAGAAAACAAAAATAACCTACACGGCGCTATGGCGATGACCACTGTTGATGAAGATTTATATAACGCCTGGTTAGAAGCTAACAAAGATAACAAACTAGTCAAAAATCAATTCATTTTCACAGCTAAAACTGAAAAATCAGCAAAAGCACAAAAAGAAGAATTAAAAGATGAGAGCACAGGACTTGAAGGTCTAGGACAAGAAGGTGATAAACGCGCAGGCGGTAAAAAAATCGCTAAGGGTTAATTATGGATATCGTAGAGTTTGATGTCGAAGAGTTTAGGCTTGTTTATCCAATGTTCGCTGATAAAGAAAAGTTTAACGATACCATGCTTGAGTTTAGCTTCTCCAAGGCTGAAACCTATGTCAACAACACTAAATGCGGCTACGTTAAAAACTTAACAACTCGGAAGATAATGCTGTATATGCTCACCGCTCACATTGTTACGCTTCAAGCTCAAGCGATTAATGGTGAATGGTATGCGGGCGTTATGTCATCAGCAACCGAGGGGAGCGTATCAATTAGCATGGCAACTCACAATATAACGCCTCGTAACGCTTGGTACCTAAAAACACCATTTGGCGCTGAATATTGGGAAATGACATCTAAGTATAGAACCTTTAATTATCAGTCCGTGCAATCTCGTCCGAGCTGGGAGGGAACCAATGGCAGGTGGTGGAATCTTAGAGGCTAAATTAAAGGCCTACAAAAAACAAGCCGAACAACTGAAAGGTAAGTCGCTTGAAGTTGGATTCTTTGAAGGATCAACTTATCCCGATGGTACAAAAGTTGCTGAGGTGGCTTATTGGAATGAGTTTGGCGTTCCAGAAAATAACCAGCCGCCTCGCCCTTTTTTTAGGCAAGCTATTGCTGAAAATAAAAATGATTGGGTTGCTAAAGTTAGACTTCTTTTAGAGCAAGGTGCGACTATTGATCAGGTGTTAACAATATTAGGGCAGGATATTGTTGTTGATATTAAAGCGTCAATTGCAGCCTTTCAAGATCCGCCTTTATCCGAAGCAACCAAAGCAGCTAAGCGAGCTAAGAAATCACTGCATCCCGATAAACCATTACTTGATACTGAGGTTATGTATCAAGCCGTTCAGTGGGTAATTAATAATGAAAATTAACGTAAAAGCCATAGCCAACAGCTTAATCCAGCCTATTAATCCAGATATACCCGCAACTATTTATAAGGATTTAGGTGGCGAATATGTTGAGGGGGTTTGGCAGCCTAAAAGAGAGATATTGGAAGTAAGAATACAGCGTCAGCAATTAACACAAAACGACATCTTGTTCTTAAACAATCTTGAATTTCAAGGCAACTTTATAGTTGTTTACGTTAAAGGCCATTATGACGGGGTTAATCGGATCGACAAAAAATCACCTGACATTTTTGTGTTTGATGATAGGGAATACAAGGTCATACACGTTCCTGAGCAGTGGCCAACATGGAGCAGAGTAATTTTATGCGAGCAGGAAAAATCGATTACGGGTTAAGCGAATCCGATATTTATAAAGCGGTTAGAAAATATTTAGAGCTGTTTACTGACTTAACCATAATTTACGGCAATCAAAACGCGCCACTGGAAAAAGATAGCATCGTAATCACCATGCTTTACCGCCGTTCATTATCACTACCAAGCACGAGATACTCAAAGGATGATGCAACCGAAACATCAAGACGGACAACGCTAGTTACTTTCCAAGTGGACATCTACGGCAAGGATGCTGGTCAAGTTTATGATGCGATTGTTGTGTTAAGCCAAAACCCGACTAGCTACTGGTATGAAAGCGAAGATTCACCGAGCATCAATCTAGCTAAGATTGTTGAGCGTGGTCGAATGCCTTTCGTTAATGAACAACAAAACTATGAAAACAGATATGCGTTAGAAATGGAATTCAGTATTTATAACGAGATATCTCGCACAATCGATTTTATCGAATCAATAAACGTAAAAACAATCGAGGTTAAATAATGTCTATATCATTAAATCGGTTAATTAAGGTATTACCTAGTGTTATTAAAGCGGCAGGTAATGCAATTGACCTTAACGGCGTTATCTTATCGGATAATGATTACTTACCTGTTGGTACCGCCTTACCTTTTGCAAGTAGTGATACTGTATTGGCTAAATTCGGGTCAAATTCCGATGAGCACAAAGCAGCTAAAATTTACTTTCAAGGTGTAAATAACGCAACAACTACACCGTCAAAATTATTCTTTGCAAGATATAGCGCAAACAGTTCTGCGGCCGCACTAATTGGTAACAATTTGAAATTAACTCTTGCTGATTTGAAAAAAATCAAAGGAGAAATGACGTTATCAGTCAATGGAGAAGAACAAACCGTTGAAGTTGATTTATCATCAGCGGCTTCATTTGATTCTGCCGCTGAAATTATCGGCGGAGAGTTATCAGGAGCCGAGATTGAATACAATGAAATAACAAAGCAATTCAAAATATATTGTTTGACCGGCTCTGTTAAGCCGGAGGATTCAAGCATTGGTTTTGCATCTGGACTGGTTGCAGACGCACTGGCGCTCAGCATGGAAAGCGGGGCTTATATATCGGAAGGCAACGCTGGAATGACGGCGGATAGTTTTTTCGCATCTCTACTTAGCAAAACAGCAAACTGGTATTCATTTACAACATTGTTTGAAGCAACGGACGCACAGCATATTGATTTTGCAGACTGGGTTAATGCTCAAGAGGCACGATTTAACTATGTGGGATGGACTTCAAGCGGAACAGCTTTAGTTAGCGGCAGCGCAGAAACTATTTTATATAAAATTAACGAAGCAAATTACGCTAACGTTACTCCTGTTTATTCATTGTCCTATGATAAGCCAGTTAATGTACTTGGTTATTACGCATCTTTAGACTTTAACCGCGTTAATGGTCGCGTTCCTTTGCATTATCGTTCATTAGATGGGTTAACGCCTGATGTTTCAAGCAATGCCGATTATGACGCATTAAATGATAATGGTTATAACTTCTACGGCGGTTATGCGGCAAATATTGATAGCTATGCTATGTGGCAACCGGGTAGAGTAACGGGTGATTTCATGTGGGCTGATACTCACGCAGCTCAAGCTTGGCTTAATGCAAACATTCAATTAACAATTTTGAATACTTTTATGTCTAACCTTGGTATTCCGTACAATCCAGCCGGAAAGGAAATGCTAGCAAGTCCATTAGTCACACCTTTAGAACAATTTAAATCATGGGGCGGTTGCGTTACCGGCACTGATTTGGATAACAGCCAAATTCTGCAAATTAAGCAGCTTTTAGGTTATGACGCATCAAGCGCGTTAACCGCAAAAGGTTATGTTATTTATATCGGTAAATTTACATCTACATCACGCGCAAATAGGACCACTCCTCCATGTTACGTGCTTTATGCAGATGGCGGATCGTTTAGAACAATTACATTAAATTCAGTCGAGGTACAATAAGATGGCAAAACACATAACGGCCGCCAGTGTAATTGTTACATTGGTCGCAGATGAATTATATCCTACAGGTCGAGTTATCGAAGGATTCGCTGAGGATAGCTTGCGTTCACTTGATGATCTAGTTAGAACTGAATCAGTAATGGGAGTTGATGGTAAGTTATCAGTAGGATTTGTTTATTATCCGGTGAATTTAACATTGCATTTAATGCCAGATCAAGACGGCTACACCGTGTTTGAAAATATCGCACAGGTTCAAAATACGTTAGTCGCTCCTATTTATTTATCAATGACAATTGTTGATGTGAGTTTAAAACGCAAATATACACTAACAAAAGGCGCATTAACAAGCTTTGCAGCTATGCCTAATGCAAATAGATTAATGCAACCAGTAGACGCCGCTATGGTGTTTGAGCGTTGCACTTGGGAAGAATACGAGGGTTAATGAATGGTTATCAAAACAAAAATAATTACTATTGACAATGGACCTGACGCCGGCAAGATGTTTGAAGTTACTATGCCCGACGCTTTCCGCGGTGAAGAGCTGTTTATAAAAATCATGTCTACCTGCTCCGGCGCTAGTAATAACAGTCAAATAGTACAACGGCTAATGGCAACTAGTGAAGGCCGAGAAGTATGGAAGTCATTACTTGATTTTGTAAAAATAGTGCCAGCATCAATCCCTCGGCCGATTGACAAGCAGGATATCGAATCACCGCAAACGTTAGTTCGTCTTAGGACTGAATCGCTATCGATGCTCATGGATTTTATTACAGAATAGATCCGTTAAAGCTAACAACTGAACAAAGCAAATACCGGCTCAAAGAGTACGTTAATTTAACTCCTCGGGTCGGTATTGTTATCTCATCAGGGAAGGCGACACTTCACGAGCTGCAAACGGTGTACAGTCTCGAAGATCTATTCTTATTAACTGAAGTGATTCAGATTGATAACCATAATCTTAACATTCTAAGGAAACCAGATGGCAACGGTAGACAAGTTAACATTAGAGCTGGACGCTGATGGCGTTGAAAAATTCATTAGATCAATGAATGATGCGGAAAGCAAACTAAAGTCAATACAAGATTCATTCATTAAAACAGCCAAAGAAAAGGGTTTAATGGATGATAAGTTAGAAAAAACCAATAAAAAGAAAGATAAAAAACGAAAAAAGAACGATAAGAATAAAAACTCAGCTGTTGATAAGTTTAATAAAAACTTAAAAAAAGGAGCGAAAACTCTTGATACGATGTTAAAGACATTGTTGGCTATTAGCGCCATATCCTTTGGCTTAAGTGGCTTGATGTCTAAATCTGAATTAGCCGCCAAAACTGGTACGGACTTAGCCAACCAAGCAAGAAATATTAACGCCTCTCCTAAAGACTTAGAGGCTATTAATACCGCTTTAAGGATGGGCGGAGTTGGAGAAGGTGCGCTTAATGACCTTATCAACAAATTAAGTGACAATCAGTCTAGATATAAAGCGGGTCTCGGGAGTAATCCAGAAATTCAGCAGCTTATTGCAGCGTTAAACGGCTATGACCGAAGCGGTAAAAAGATTGATGCGGTAAATACTGACCCAGTTAATACGATTAAGTCTATTGCAATAATGCTACAAAGCAATGACGAATATACTCGCAAGTCAATGATCGGAATGCTTGGACTTGATGGCGATGTGGGTAATTTTCTCTCTAATAAACGAGTTTTTGATTTCTTAAATGTTGGGCAGAGGTCAGCGATACAGACAGAAGATAGAGCCGATGGCGCGCAGCGAAGAAATGCTGCTATTGTCGGGGCCGATAAAGCACTTGAGAATCAATGGACAGTTTTAGGGGAATCCTTTACCCCGATCCGGATTAAGTTAACCCAGCTAGCAACAAAAATATTAGAAGAAGTGAATAAAATGACACCTCAAATTGAGGAGTCCATGCCGGCGCTCAGCAAGATAGCGGATATCATTTTAGAGTGGACTAAGATTATTCTTGAAAAACTAAAAGGGCTTGGCGTTGTTAGTGATAATGAAAATGCAGACACAAGTAAAACTAAGTTTTTAAATGAATATTTATCCAAAAATAAATCACTGAAACCTGGCGAAATTGATGTAATTAAAAACAGAGACGCGGATATTCAAGATATTGATGCTGAAAACGGAGAGTTGATGCTTTCTAAGGGGAGAAAGTATAAAAAAGGCGGGGGATCAATGTTTCCGTCTTATCTTGAAAATTACTTTGACTACGTCATAAGTGAATACCAGAAAAACGGCGCTAATCCCCAGCTTGAACAACCACAAACTGGGCAGCAGCTAATGCAGCAAAACTATTCAAATCAATCGATGAGTAGCAATCAGGTTATTAGCATACAAGAGATGATTATTAACACATCATCAAGTAATATTAGTGATATTGTTAATGACGGAATGAGCAACTCAAAATTGATAGTCGGCAATCCAGCCTCAATGTATCCACATTTGAGTAACACTCGGTAAGTTATTTTGATATAATCCCCTTAAATTAATTAGGGGGGCTTATGAAGAAATTTTTACTTATTATAATAGCTATGTTCATAACATCTTGCGCTAAAATTGGTGAGAAATATGGAATATACAAACTATCTGACGAAGAAAAAATAACCAAACTAGTTAAAGATGCAGATGATTATGTTTATAAAGATAAAACAGGAAGAGAATATAAAGAACAGCTATTTTTATTAAATGGAAGAAATGAGTTTAATAATAAATTTAAAAAAGAGCTGCTGCTTTGTTATAATATTAATAATATCTCAACCTCTGGCGATGAAGCTTGCACTATTAGAACTTATATTTTAGAAATAGATCGTATAAATTTAGAAAAAGACAAATTAGTTGAAAAAGAAAATAAAAGAAAAAAAGAAAATGATTTAATATCTAAATCCATAAAAAAAGACTTCAAAAAAGATTATGCTAACCATTTGTATTTTTGCGGTCAATCATATACTTTAATAGAGTTTGTGATTAATGATATTCTTATGGAAAGAGAGTATGCTTACGCAAAAAAATCCTCTATGGGTAGTTTTAATCAAAAATATGAAAATCAATCAAATAAGACTTTTCAGTATAAAATATTACAAATCACACCAAATCAATTAAATAGTATAAAAGCTAAATTTGAAAACCTTTTACTAAGCAATATTAATTTATATAATAGACAAGGAATAATTAATCAAAACAGTTATTTAACTGAGTGCTTGAATTCCCCCAAAGATTATATATTTAATTATAATAAAATATTCAAATAAAGCCCTCTCGGGCTTATTTTTTGTCTTTTTCTTCTTGTTCTTTTTGAAATTCTTCTTGAGCCAATTTGATTATTTCTAAAAATAAATCTTTATGCTCAATCATTAAGCTAGCCGTATCTTCGTTTACAGATCGATCAAGGCGATACAGAATCTCAGCATTCAATGATCTTCCATTTATTTCAGCGAAATTTTGTAATTTTTCTTTTAAATCATTCGGTATTCTAACTCCAAATGGAGCAATATCCCTACCAGCTTTAATTGTTGACATAAAAACTCCTTAATTAATTACTTCACAGTGTAATAAAAAAAAGATTGACAGTATAGATACACGGTGTAATAATCACAAGCGTAAGTTACACGGTGTAACAATTAAGAGGAGGTAAAGTGAAAATACGTGAGCTAGCACCATTTGGGTTAAGGATTAGACCAGATCTAAAAGAATGGTTTGCAGATTATTCAAAAAAGGATAATCGCTCAATGACTTATTCTATAAATGAGGCAATGGAGTTTTTCAAAAAACATAAAGAGGAGGAGGAAAGAAAAATTGCAGATATCCAATAAAACAAAAACCCCAAGTGCTGCAACACTTGAGGCTTCAATAATTAACCCACTAACCAAAGGAATTAATATATGAGTAATATTATATCGTTAGTAGAAAAAAGTCAATTAACCATGTCTAGCCGTGAAATTGCAACGTTAACTCATAAAAGACATGATAATGTATGCCGTGATATTCGTGCAATCTTGGTTGCTTTATTAGGTGGTGAAGATGCTGATTATGTCCGTAACTCAAATTTGAGTTACCTTACAAATCAACACGTTAGATGCGAGCAATACGATTCTAAAAACCCTAACGCATGGGAATACCATATTTCAAGACGGTACACTGAAATATTAATCACTGGCTATGATATCAAGCGCAGAACCGCTGTCATTGATCGTCTTTATCAACTTGAGGCTGAAAAGAAAAACGTACAACCATCATTGCCAACAACAAAAGAACTTGCGTTAATGGTGATTAAAGCTGAAGAAGAAAAAGAACAGCTTTTAATTGAAAATAAAAATTTAGGTCATCAAGTTGAAGAAATGCGCGACGATGTAGATGCTTTTGAGCGAATAGCTAAATCTGACGGTAGCTTAAATTTAACAAGCACCGCGAAACATTTGCAGCAGCCGCCACATAAATTTAATCAACTGTTAAATGAAAAAGGATGGATTTATAAGCGACGAGGTCAAAGAAATTGGTTGGGATATCAAGATAAAGTTAAGCAAGGCCTTCTTGAGCATAAAGTCTACATAACACAAGATAGCTCAGGATCTGAAAAAGTTTGTGAGCAAGTTCTAGTAACTCCGAAGGGGCTAACTAAGTTATCGCAAATGCTAAGCTTACACTAACTATTAAAACCCAATTAAAAATAAGCCCCCACTCAAGAGGGGCAATTACTGAGGACTACCACATGAACCGAAAAATTATATTAGATTTAGATGATATTGATATCGTTATGACAAAATTAAATCAAGCTGAATCAATAGCCTATGTCATGGCTTGCAATAACGACCTTGAGAAAGATGAGGCTAATGTATTCTGGGCTATTAAAGATTTAATAGAGAATGCTAAAAACCTATTTGAAAATAAAAATGCAGTTCAAATGTAATTAAAATACCTAAACCAAACCCCTTAACTGGGGTTTTTTATTGACTAAAATAGGGGTAAATATGAATTTCAGTATATCGCTTAACTCTGTTTTAAGCGCAATAAATAGCAAAAGTCTACTATCGTTTTTATCAAGCACGATATACCCGAGTTACGGCATTTATTATGCAAGCGGAGACAATGCAAACCGGAGTGCAATTGACTTTAATAGCGTGATAAAGTTCGATCATAGCGGAGAGGCAGTAATTACAAGCGCGCCGGTTGCATCATCCGACGGTGTCGCGGGTAACTATTCCTCACTTAATAAAGTTGTACAACCTTCAAAAATAACAATGCGAATTGCAGTTGAAGGCATGACCGGGTTTAGCGGTGCCATTCCGCGCTTCCCGTCAACAAATAATTTCTCATTGAATGCATCGTCAAGATCTGACGTTATTAACAAGCTTGAGCAAATGAAAAACTCTGCAACGCTATACAACATCGAAACACCTGATCGCGTCTATGCTAGCTACGATTTAATTAATTATCAATTTGCCACATCATCCAGCTCAGGCATAACGTTGTTGATGGTTGATTTAACATTTCAAGAAGTGCGAACATTATTTGATATCGAAAAACTAATAAACTCAGTTAAAAAAGCAGCAACAACAGAAGCAAAAACACCGGAAAAGGAGATTTATTAATGCTTACAATCTCTTTAGAGAAAAAAGAACAGCAGTCATTTGGCGTTAATTTGGGCGGGCAAAACTGCACAGTTACACTGTCACAACAAGACAAAGGATTGTTTTTTTCAATGTACATGAATGAAAAGCCGATTGCTTTAAATGTGTTGTGTCTAAACGATGTAAAGCTTGTTAGATACAAGTATCTCGGGTTTATCGGCGACTTGTTTTTTAATGATAGCCAAGGAAATGACAATCCGACTTACAGCGAACTTGGTGATAGATTTTCACTTTACTATGACGGTGACGCATGAATTATCAAACGCAAATATTAGATTTTGAGTTTCTCATAAAAGGCAACGGCGAAGATCCAAGCGAAATAACAGACACAATTAAACTAAAAGCGCCACGCAGCACTGCAACAATAAGCACGTTCGGCGGCGTAAATAGCTCTGAAGCTAGCTTCACAATTTGGGGGCTTGGGCGTGATGATATCGCAACGTTAACACGGTTTGAAATGTGGAATGGCGGTAAAAATTATAATGCGATATCCGTGAAAGCAAATGGAGTTAAATGCTACGAGGGCACGATAATCAACTGCGTGGCCGACTTTAATCAAGCGCCAGACATTCCGGTTATTATTAATTGCCAGCCGTGCGCTTTTTTATCTGTCGCTGTCGCAATGCCGTTCAGCTTCGGTGGAGAAATAAAAGCAAGTGACATTATTCAATCAATTATTAAGCCTTTCGGAATGACACTAACAAACATTGACGTCACAGAATCACTAAAAAACCCATATATCATCGGGTCGCCGTATCAGCAAATACTAAGTGTGGCTAATGATATTAGATGTTTTATTGAGCTTTCATATTCTGACATTTACATATCGAAAATTGGCACAGCGAGAGACGAAGAGGCAATCTTAATATCACCGCAAACTGGGCTAATCGGATATCCGAGCTATTTCGGCACATATCTGACCGTTAAAACGTACTTTAACCCTTCATATAAAACGGGGCAAAAAGTTAAGCTTGAAACTTATCTGCCGCTTGCGAGTGGCGACTACACGGTCGGAGCGATAATCCATAACTTATCTTGCCAGTTGCCCGGTGGAACATTTGAAAGCAGTTTGATTTTATATAAGGTATTCACATGAAAAGCCCGATAAATTTACAATTAAGCCAGATGGTTACGCAGGAAGATGTCATACAAAAATTAATTAGCCAAGCGCTAAAAAACAACAGTTTTATTCAGCTTGTAAAAGTTGTTGCCGTGAATATTGCTAATCTTACTGTTGATATTAAACCGCTATTGCTCGGGGAGACGACAGACGGAGAAATTATTGAATCTAGCGTCATTTACAACGTTAAGTACATGAGAATTCAAAGCGGAAGTAGCGCAATTATAATTGATCCAACTGCTGGGGATATCGGGCTCGTGTCAGTGTGCGATCGTGATATTTCAATCATTAAAGAAACAAAAACATTTGCAACGCCGGGAAGCGGAAGAATCCACTCATTATCAGATTCTATCTACTTGGGCGGGGTTTTGAATCGAACACCAACGCAGTATGTCAAGTTTACAGCTGATGGCATAGAGATATATTCACCGACAAAAATAACGGCAACAGCGCCAAGTGTAACGGCTAACTGTGACGATTTAACTGCTAACGTGACTAATTCTACAAAACTAACGTCAAACACTGTTGACATAACTGCAGATATTTCGGTTAGCATATCATCACCTCGGATAGCGTTAAACGGTTCGCTTACGGCAAGCCCATTAAATGGCAGTGGAACAGCAACCATCAACATGCCTTTAAATTCAACGGAAGAAATTACAGCGAATGGAATCGCACTTTCTACTCACACTCACTCAGGAGTGCAATCAGGCGGTGATAGCACAGGAGGCCCGCAATGATAAGAACAACATCCTTGCTTCTCGATGATGCCACTTGGGATATAAAGCTAGACGATAAAGGAAATATCGCAACGGTTAGCAATCCTTATGCAATAGCTCAAAATGTTGCTTGCGCGGTTAGTACGTTTTTAGGTGAAAGCATTGCGGATAGGAGAATAGGAATTGATTATCAGAACTTCCAGGATGGTAAGAAAGTTCAATATTTATCATTTCTGTACATGAAAGAAGCAAAAAGAGTTAATCATGTTATGAACGCAAAATCGTTGCTATATTTCGATAAAAATGGACTGAAAGACAGAAAATTATCAGGCGTTATAACCATTCAAGATACAGATAATCAAACTACTACATTAACATTATAAAAGGTTAATTATGTCAAATATTCCCAACTTAGAGATAACAGAGGAGGGGATAAAATCTCCTTCTTATCAAGAGGTATTGGACGGAACGCTAGAGGACTTGAATCAAGCTTTTGGCGGAACAATGGACAAGGATGTCACCACCCCACAAGGTCAAATTGCTGTATCAATGGCATGGTCAATCAATCAAAAAGACCAACAGCTTACTTATTTAGCAAGTCAGTTCGATCCGAATTTTGCAGAAGGCCGTTTTCAAGATGCTTTAGCTTCAATCTATTTTTTAGAGAGAATACCGGCCAGAGGAACAGCGGTAACCGCCAGGTGTACAGGATTAGTCGACACTATTATACCAAAGGGCAGCTCGGCCATTGATGATGCGGGATATATTTACTATTCATCATCTAGCGCAACAATTAATTCAAGCGGTTACGCTGATGTGATATTTGTCAATCAGACTACCGGACCCATAGCTTGCCCTGCCGGGTCATTAAATAAAATTTACAAATCATCGATAGGTTGGGATAGCGTTTATAATGATACTTCTGGAGCATTGGGGCAGGATGTTGAATCTCGAAATAACTTTGAATATCGCCGCAGAAACTCTGTAGCATTCAATTCTCAAAATCAAAATTTATCAGTGCAATCTGCAGTTTTAGCTGTAGATGATGTCGTGGATGCTTACGTTTATAGCAACGATACCGGGTCAACAATTAATTACGGTGAAACAGCGTATCAGATAGCGCCTCATTCTCTGCTTATTTCCGTGTACGGCGGTGATTCGAAAGAGGTAGCTCAAGCAATATTTAATAAGAAAAATCCCGGCTGCGGAATGGTGGGAAATGTAAAAGAGACCATTACAATAACTAGCGGCTATATCGAGCCTTACCCGAAATACACAATAACTTATTTATCTCCATCGCCTAAGCCTATTAAATTTAGAATCACTATTCAGCAAAATGAATTACTACCATCTGACATTGATCAGCAGATAAAAAATGCTGTTATATCAATATTTACGGGCGAATCTGGTAATTCAAGAGCTCGAATTGGGGGCTTGATTCATGCTGGACGATACTACACTCCGGTATCAAATCTGTCTGATTATGTAAACGTTGAGTCAATAGAGATTAGCAAAAACGGAACGACTTACTCAACATCTGTAACTATGGGCGTTGATGAAATGCCGGTTATAGATATAAATGACGTAGAGGTGATCATGTGAATATAAACGATACAATACTAAGACAATATGGTAATAGCGAAAAACTAAAGAATATTATTTATACATTCAATAACGGAATGGATGTTACAGATATTGTTAATAAATTCTACGATAACGTTTTTAATTTAGATACAGCAAATAGCTACGGATTGGATGTTTGGGCGAGAATAGTTGATGTTTCTAGATATGTTAAATTTGACAGCATTGGTGAGGTTTTTGGCTTTGACGGACAGAAGTTATCTACGTTCAACAGAGGATCTTTTTATTCCGGTGAAAAAGTCACTACAACACTGAAACTTGCTGATGATTTTTTTAGAACCGTCATTAAATCAAAGGCCGCAGTCAATATTAGTGATTCATCGATCAAAGATATCAACCGAATCCTCGGCAGTATTTTTAATAGCGACATAAAGCCATTTGTTACTGATAATCTCGATATGTCGATGCACTACGTATTCCCGTTTTATCTAAGAGATAACGAAATATCTTTAATAAAAAATTCTAACATTCTTCCTCGCCCTTCAGGTGTTAAGCTTAGAGGAATAATCACTATCCCTAATCAAGTATTCGGATTTTTTGGCAGTAATTGCCAAACATTTAACAATGGAACATTTATAAGCCAAAGGGGCATAATCGATGTCAATTAATAATAAATTAATACCGGTACCATTTGCAGTAAATGCGGGCGATACATATAAGTATTCAATACCGCAAACTAATACCACTACTTACCCAAACAAAGCGACTTATGAAACCGGATTTCCTGCTGTAACTATGGCAGATATCGCAGCGGGTGGGGTGCCTCCATTTGGGCAGGACTTTAATGGAGTTCTTAACGATATAACAACCGCTATCCGTTACATCCAATCTGGAAATTACCAAACCTATGATTCAGCGTTTGCGACGTCAATTGGCGGCTATGATAAGGGATCGGTAATTTTAGGTAGCGATGGCAAGTTATATCAATCAACAGTTGATGCCAATAAAACCAATCCTGTAGGAGGGAGCGGGTGGGCTGGTTTTATAGACGGCAAATACCTGCCCCTAACAGGTGGCACGTTAACCGGAACATTAACCGGCACAGATATAACAGCAAAAACATCGTTAACAGTCGGCAGCGCAAAAGCAACATATAGCGCCGCAGGACTTAATTTTGATAAACAAATGACAATAAATAGTACGCCAGTTTTAAAGCGTGGGGATTACGGAGTGGGCGGGAAAGCTGTTCATCTTACAAATTCTAGCACAAACATCAATGACGTCACAGAAACACAATTCAGCTGGTATAATTCAAGCACAGCAGGAGAAAAGCCGGCGTCGGCGGGTTGGGTGATTAGCTCAAACATATTAGACAGTCAAGCGATGCAGATATCTGTAGGCTGGGGCGGAGCAGGGTTATTTTTCAGAGATTCAACGGGCGGCGTCTTTAATGCCTGGAAAACAGTAATAACAACTGAAAATATCGGGAGCTATCAATCCGGGCTAGGAGTGAATCAAACATGGCAGGATGTTAAAAGTAGCCGATCAGCCGGGGCAATATATACCAACACTACAGGTCGCCCAATCACTGTCAATATTACAACAGGGCAGGATGGCGGTGGGTGGGCTTATCTTTATGTCGATGATGTTATTGTTGCCGGATATTTTTATACCGACAGGTATGGTAATGGTTCAGTGTTATCTGCGGTAGTTCCTAATAATAGTACATACAAATTGAGTGCTGGCGCGGTCAGCTTTTGGGCTGAATTAAGATAAGGAGTTATAAGTGAAATATTACAAAGATGAAAATAACCAAGTTTACGTGTATGAAGATGATTTACCTGAGTTCGGTAGTTACACTGAAATTGAAGCAATAAATGAAGCGGGGGAGACTGCTATTGAAAAGATTTACCCTGATTTTACTGTGAAAGAAGGGTTAATTGCTATAACCGAAGATGAGGCTAATTCTATTCTAAATCCGCCAAAATCAGATGAAGATATTCAAGCTGAAATTGTGGCAAGAAATACCGCTATACAGTCCGCTTTAACAAAAGAGTCTAATACTGCCATATCCATCTTGCAAGATGCCTTTGATTTAGACATGCAAGAGGAAGACGATGAGGAGAGATTAAAAGCGTGGAAAAAATATCGTATTTTACTTAGCCGAGTTGATCTAACTATTGACAGCGCGGAGTGGCCAAAAAAACCAAGCTAATTGGGTTTATCTTATTACTTCTTCAGCGATTTTCAAAAGCTTATACCATTCTTTAAAATTAAAATCGTGTGCATTGTGATAAGGTGCAAAGCCACTGACATATCCAACATAAAAACTTTCATTTATCTTTTCAATTGTTGATATTTTATTGTTGTTTTTAGTAAACTTCACATTAAGAATTGTGCAATTGCCAACTTTTAGCATTATATTATGCAATTGCATAATTTCTCTTGATGATTCGTTATCATTCGTTTTTATAACATATATCTTGTTTGATTTTTTTAGGTTATCCATGAATTTGTCGGCTAAGTATCTTACTTTACCAAGCTCTTTTTGATGAGATACAATGAGCTCATTGTTGTCTATAGATTTTTTCTCGCCGCGTTTAGATATATTCATTTTCGAATGGAAAGATAATTGATATTTTTTGTCTATTATCATCCCAGTGCATGATTGCTCTAGATTCTCAAGCAAGAAAATATCTCTAAAGTTATTTTGAATTAACTGTCCTATTAATGAATAGTCATGAATAAATGTATAGCGAAAAAATGAGCTTGTATTGTTTCTTGATTCTTTCAAAAACAATCCCAGCTCACAGTTATTACCCATGCTCTCAAATCGCTCAAACTTAAGCGGTGTATATTCTAAAGTTTTAACATTAAAACCTGTTTTCTTATATATCCAGTTCCTTAATCCCATACTCATGCCTTTTTTAAATGCATTATTTATTATCACACAACCACTTTACATACTCAACCGCATCAATCAACTGCTTAAATCTAGCTATCTCTATCGTTATTTCATCTTTATACATGATCATATGGTCATTTTCTACAACATCTATGATGTAAGAATCATTGTTGATGATGTCATGCTTATTGTATTGAAATCTGATGTAGATAGTTTTTAAGTAGTTGATAGTGATCATATCAAAGCTCATGTGTTGTGATTAATGTCATGATACATGAGTTTAATTGATATTAAATTAGTTAGTTGAGTAAGTGCGATGTGATAGAAGCGTGATTTTTGAGTACATATTTGAGTACATGTTTATTTTTGTTATTTATAATTTAATTTAAAAACATTATGTTATATAAATACTCTCATAATCATGAAAGTAAAAACTGGGCTGTGTAATATCGTTCATATTTGTTTTTTTAATTACAGTTTCGTTTAGTTTATTCTTTATTTATCAATTATTAGATTGTTTATTTGTTCGCGCTTGTATTATTTTGTACACATGAATACATAACGCTGTTTTTTATTGTGTACAGAATGTCATTATGGCGATCAGTGATACTACGTTAAGAATAATATTCAATCAACCATACAGCGGCACACCTGAATTAACACACGGTGATGGATTAAGTGTTAGGATAACACAAAAGGGTACCATTGCATGTTAATTTCACTATAGATAGCAAAATAAACCCGTTAGATTAACGCTTGGCCGATAACCTGCATTATGTTTAAAAACGTGAGCTTAGATTGTTATACGACAGAGGGGGAATCCTAAAATTCATTTTGTCGGTGGGGATAATTCAGAATTTACACTTAACGACTGTCTTAATTGTTGGATGGCACGCTATGTATCGTCTAGTATTTGATGCTACGCACTCTATTATGTTTAATGTCGGATGCTCTAAGATGCCAACTTCAACGATGTATCACTATCTTAATACTCGAGAGTATAAACTCGTTTACAATCAATTATCAAGATGGAATAAATCGACAGGCAAAGTATTAAGGGGCCTTGTAGCTAGATGAGAAAAAGATAAAGCATTATGTTTAAGTGGATTATAGCTATTTTAGCTAGTTAGTCTTCATGAGTTACTTTGCTTATAACTGTTGGCAAGATGAAAAGGCTGCAATAAAAGAACAAGAACGTATTAATCGTGAATTTACTGAACGTAAAGCAAATAACAAAGCAATAATTGAAGGTTGGTCGGAATATTATTGTTTAGAGATAGCACCAAATTTAAGTGCGGGCACACTAGTAAATGATTTTGTGTATCGTATAATAATGACTATATTGATAGCATATGAAGGTGTTAACATGAACAAAATAATGAGTGTATTGATGTTCTGCTTAGTTTTATTTGGATGTAGTCAAGGATCTAATATTTTAGGAACCTGGGTTGAACCCATTAATGGTCAAGAGCCAAATATGCAAGGATTTACTTTAAAAGAAGACGGTAAAGCAGTTTCTTTTAATATGGCTACATTACAATACCATAACTGGATAAGGCAGGGTGATAAACTGATTTTACAAGGAAAGAGTATTGGTAATGGTGTTGAATTTACTTTTACAGAGACATATTTAATTAAAAAACTAACCAGTAATACATTAGTTTTAGAACAAAATAATAACGAATTAACTTTTAAGCTACAAAAATAATATTTGATAATTAATGTATTAAACGTTTTAATTAACGCAGCTTAAATTTTTTGATAACGGATCATAAGCCACTTTCGGGTGGTTTTTCAATGTCCAAAATAAAAGTAATGCACTACAAATCCATTAATTTTCAAATCAACAACGACGCCATCACACGGCACACATCAACCACAACCCTTATTAAAAATAAACCTTAACAGAAACAGTTGCGGTCATTTGCGCTGTTGTGGGGGGCTAGGGTTTATTTTTAAAAGGAAATTCAATTGAATATTATTAAATTTGATTTTAATGAAATGGAGAGATAAGCAAGAAATTGACAATAAATCATTTGACAGATCAATGACGCTAAATGAAGTAAAACCAATAAGTACTAAAGATGCTATCGAAGCTTATAAAAAGATGATGGGGTAATAATATATGCCAATATGATTATAAACAGGTTGTTGAATGCGAATAGAAAGACATACAAGATTAAGACTTGACCCATCACAATTGCCAGCACTAAAAGAATATTACAAAGCCAATATAGCTCAATTTATCATTAATTGGGGTATCACTTACAATCCTTATAATGTGGATATTGGCCTTTAACATCGATACCGTTTAGATTATTTCCTCGACAAGAACAATGAGTCACTTGATTTATTAAAAATTGGCGAAACCGTGAAGCTGGCATAACTAAAAAAAAACGTGACATGGGCATGAGCAGGCTTAGTGTGGCGTTGTCATCATCTGTATGCTTATTTAATCGTAGTGTTTAAAGGTTATACTCATTATGCGTAGCTTTACAATATTCCCGATTTTTGAAAGATTATAACGGTGATTTCCTCCGAAATGACGCGTAAATGGATAGCGCTTAAATATAATGGTAACGACGAAAAAGTTAAGGATGAGATATCCGAAAAGATTAACAAAATTAAGAAAGCGCTATCAAGACTAAATTTTCAAACTCGATTTGATCAATTTATAGCTCATAACCTCATTTATGGGCGGGATCAGCTTTAGATTAATTTAAAGATACCCAAAGGGACGAGTTTAGTTCTTGATGACCCAGTGGAACTAAAAGCACTGTTATCACTCAGTAAAACTAAAATACCTAAAATGGGATCGTCTCACTAAATTTAGTTGAGCCAACAGTAAATAACTGGCTAACAGTGAGAGATAGTAGGAAGTAGCTAGTCAAGGGAAGCAATATTTTTGTGCTTAAAACAAATATGCAGAATCTGCAAGCATCTGGTGATTGCACCTTGATGATTTGACTTAAGCTGCCACGGACTTAAATTACCGCGCTAGACTCGGCATAAAACTAAAAAGCACAAACGGCGTTATATTGCTTGATGATGAAAGTAAAAACTGGGCTGTGTAATATCATTCATTAGCGTCTTGGTGTTATAAATTGTAATTTTGTAACTCGAATTAATCTATTTCCGATAAGCAGCGTAATAAAGTTAATTAAGCTGGTGAGCAAGCTCATTTTTTCAGCGTTGATGTAAATGTTCAATGACTAAGTTAAACCAATAAGTTAGGTTTTAAATAAAGACTCTTTAACTGGTGTTATGGCGCAAAAAGGTGGTGATAATGATTGAACCTAAGCTGATAGTTTATTTTCTCAAAGTAAGTAGATAGCTTATACAACAAAAATGGCAAAATTAATATTCTCTTAATATCTATTTGGTTAAATAGCGCATGTCAAAACGAGATATTTCATTAATCTTTATAGAGGTAGTATGTTATGAAAAAATTAATTCCATTAGTTCTAATTACAACATTAGGTATTTCAGGCACCGCATTAGCAAAACACGATAATCGTGGTGGATTTTCTGATGGTATGATGATGAGCCCTGGTTCAGGTGGTATGGGTATGGCCGGTGGCCTTGTTTCTGCAACCACCGTTGAACAAGTCAAACAATTAGCAGATGATTCATTTGTGGTATTAAAAGGTCATATCATTCAACAAGTGGGTAAAAAAGAGTACATTTTTAAAGATGATACTGGTCAAATTCAAGTTGAAATCGGTAATCGCGATTGGCGAGGCCAAGTTGTTTCACCAACTGATTTAGTTGAAATCAGTGGTAAAGTTGATAAAGATTGGAACTCAGTTGAAATTGATGTAAAAAGTCTGAGAATTATTACCGCTGCGGTTCCAGCTCCTGCTAACAGCAAGTAA